TGTTGATTTTACGCTCACCACTGGTAGTGATGGTGGTGCCTAGCTTACGGAAGATGTTCTCTTCCTCCAGACCCTCGATCAGACGGCGGTCGTACTCTTCGGGTACCAGATAGCCGCCATCGGTATCAATGCCCTCGGACAGCACGTTGCTGATCTGACGGAAGTTGGTACGCAGAGCCTTGAGCATATCCACACGGTATGCATCGGAGGCACGGCCGGTCTTAGGCTCTTCGCCACGGCCAGCACCAGGCTGGTTGGTGATGGGGTTGCTGGTAGGACGGGCCAGTTCAGCATCGATGTTCGCCTGACGCTCCAGACGCTCGATCTCCTTACCCAGAGCCACCACATCGGCTTCCATCTTGTCATAGGTTGCGGTATCCTCGGCAGAAAGCAGACCGTCAGTGCCACGCTTGCTGTCCAGGAAATTCTTAGCGGCTTCCCAAGCCTTTGCACGCTTCTCGCGCAGTTCCAGAATCTTATTCATAGTGATATTCCTCCTTAATCAGTGAGCCAGCATGCTCAGTCTTTTTTCCAGTTGTTCGATAGGGGTACCGTTCTTCTTTTCCGGCATCAGCTTCTGAAGCAGAGAATTGGTAACGGCCTTTCTGGAGAACATCACTGCTTCCAGGGGCTTTTCCTCTCCCGCTTCCTCGGCATCATCAGAAAAGAGAATCTTATCTGCAAAGCCCAGTTCCACAGCCTTTTTGGCATTGAACCAGGACTCAGCATCCATAAGGTGAGAAATCTTGGTACGGGACAGACCCGTCTTGATTTCATAGGCGTTCATGATGGACTCCTTCACCTCATCCAGCATGGCAGAGGCTTTCTGCATCTCTGCGGAGTCGCCAATGGCAACGGTCATGGGGTTGTGAATCATCATCATGGCTACCGGGGACATCTGCACCTCCGTGCCAGCCATCGCAATGACAGAGGCAGCGGAAGCCGCCAGACCGTCAATCTTGACCGTCACATTGTGGGGATAGTCCATCAGCATATTGTAGATTTGGGCGGCAGCGAAGACGTCCCCGCCGGGGCTGTTGATCCAGACGGAAATGTCACCCTGGCACTTGTCCAGGTCAGCCCTGAACAGCTTCGGGGTCACCTCATCGCCGAACCAGGTCTCATCGGAGATTTCTCCGTTCAAGACCAGCACGGCAGGCTCACCTTCGTTCCTCACCCAGTTCCAGAATTTTCTTTTCATGGGAACCTCCTTGTGTGTTTTTGTTGGGGTTATTTTCTGAACCTGTGTCACCTGTAGGTGCTGCGACTGCGGTATCGGTCAGGCGTACCATGTTGCCGTTGACCAGATACAGATTGCCGCCTTCCTCTTCGGGGATAGGGTTCAGATCTTCCATCTCACGAATGTCGTTTGCACTCATCCAGCCGTTCTGCCTTGCAGTGGCGTAACCGTTCATACGGCTCTGGTAGTCACCACGGAGCAGACCGTCAACATTCAGCTTGATGAAGTATTTCTTCTTTTCCTCCGGCAACAGCAAAGAACGCATGAGTGCCTGCTCCCAGCGGATGACCCAGGGGTCAAGGGTGTACTTCACAAATTCCAGGGACTGCTGCTCAATGTTGGAGAAGCTGGATTTTTCCAGATGGCCGACCATATGAGGCGGGATGCGGTAAAGGCGAGCGATTTCGTTAATCTGGAATTTTCTCGTTTCCAGGAACTGTGCTTCCTCTGGGGGAATACCGATCTGCTGGTATTTCATGCCCTCTTCCAGCACAGCCACCTTTCCGGCATTCCTGGAACCGCCATACACCGACTGCCAGCTTTCACGGATTTTCGCAGGGTCTTTTAAGACACCCGGATGCTCCAGAACACCGCCCGGTGCAGCACCGTGGGCAAAGAAAGAGGCACCGTATTCCTCGCAAGCCAAAGTCATGCCCACAGCGTTCTTTGCCATACCAATGGGCGAATAGCCCACCAGACCGTCAAAGCCCAGACCTGGGATATGCAGGACATCCTCTTTGCGGAGGGTCACAGTGCCTAAGTTCTTGAAGTTCGGATTTTCTTCCGTGTAGCGTGTGTAGGTGTAGTAGAGTTCGCCGGACTGGTCGCGCCAGACCTCCATCTTGTTTGGGAGCAGGGGGTAGAGTGCAACGACCCTGCCAGCACCGTCACGGATGATCTGGGCATAAGCGTTGCCCCAGATAAGCAGATGGCTCATCAGCGTTTCCCGGAACACAAACGAGGTCATCTCCGTGTTCGGCTCATCGTGCAGGATGTGATACAGAGGGTGCGTAAACACACGCTCCTTGCCACCGCCGTCCTTATACTGGTAGATGTGCAGTGGCAGCGATGCGATGGCTTCCGACAGGATACGGACACAGGCATACACTGCCGTGGTCTGCATCGCCGTGAACTCATTCACACGCTTGCCGCTGGTAGTCTGACCGAACAGGAAGGTGAAATCGTTACCCGTGTAGAGGTCTTTGGGCTTATCTCTCGCTTTGATAAACTTGGATAAAATGGGGATATTCATAGGCTGTACCTCCTAACTTTCATTTTTAGAACACGATCATGCCGCGCTCATCGTAGATGCTGGTGGTCTCACCACCATTACGGATGCAACGGTCAAGCCCCATGATGAGAGCCACGATGCCGTCAATCTTCTCAACGGAACGCTCCTTATCCGGCTTGATGTTTCCGGCGGGGTCCTGTCGCATGACCACGTTCTGCGCCATCCACTTAAGCACTGGGTTGCCGCCGTGGATGATGCTTCCTTCCATCAGCAGCTTGTACAGTTCCTTGGACGGCGGGGACATATCCTTAAAGCCCTGCCCAAACGGGACCATTGTGAAGCCCTCATCCTCAAGGTTCTGAACCATCTGGGTTGCATTCCAACGGTCATAGGCGATTTCCTTGATGTGGTATTTCTTTCCCAACTCCTCAATGAAGCGTTCAATGAAACCGTAGTGGATGACATTTCCCTCTGTGGTGTGGATGTACCCTTGCCGTTCCCAGACGTCATACAGCACATGGTCACGCCGACACCGCAGTTCCAGCGTATCCTCCGGCAGCCAGAAGAACGGAAGCACGATGTACTTCTCATCCTCCGAGCGTGGGGGAAATACCAAAACAAAAGCCGTGATGTCCGAGGTACTGGCTAAGTCCAGCCCTGCGTAACAGTCACGACCTGCAAGGGAATCAATATCAATGGGGCTGTTGCCCTTATCGTAGATATGCTCTGGAATCCAGACCACCGTGGAGTTCGTCCACATATTCAAACGAAGCTGCTTGAACACATTTTCTTCTGCCGGATTCTCCAGCGCATTCTTATATGCTTCACGCACACGCTCTATGGCGATGGTGTGGCCCAGGGACGGGTTCGCCTTATACCAGTTGGCTTCATCGTTCCAGTCATCTCCTTCTGCCAGACCATACACCACAGGGTAAAAGGTGCTGTCATTTTTTCTGCCGTTCATAATATCCAGAGCCTTGGTATGCAGTTCATAGCAGATGGACTGCTTATCCGTTCCGGCTGTAGTGATGATAAAGAACAGAGGCTGTTCACGGGCATCACCAGAGCCTTTGGTAAGGACATCGTACAGCTTGCGGTTCGGCTGGGCATGGATCTCGTCAAAGACCAGCCCGGACACATTCAGACCGTGCTTGGTGCCAGTCTCGGCAGAAAGCACCTGGTAGAATCCGGCGTTGCTGTAGTTGACGATACGCTTGGTCGCCGCCGCAATCTTCGACCGCTTCATAAGTGCTGGGCTTTTCATGACCATCTGCTTGGCAACATCGAATACGATGGATGCCTGGTTTCGGTCACAGGCTGCGCCGTACACTTCGGCACTGGCCTCGCCGTCAGCATATAAAAGATACAGAGCGATGGCTGCCGCCAGTTCTGACTTGCCCTGTTTCTTGGGAATTTCAACATAGGCTGTGAGGAACTGCCGCTTGCCGTCCGCACGGACGATGCCGAAGATGTCCCTCACGATCTGCTCCTGCCAAGGGAGCAGCATGAACTTCTTACCATCCCACTTGCCCTTGGTGTGCTTTAGGTTCTGGATGAACTTCACGGCACGGTCGGCTTTCGCCTTGTCGTAATGGGAAGTAGGGAGCATAAACCTGCAAGGTGTGTATTCGTAGGACATCACTCCTCACCTCCCAGCAGAGCCTCCATCTCATCGGTAGGGTCAACAGCACCCTCACCGCCCACGATCCTGCTTCGTGCCGAAGGAGTCAGACCGAACTGCTCACAAAACTTCAGCATGATTTTCAGGTTCGTCTGGGCAATGGAAACCTGCGGGACTTGCTGTAAATATCCATTCGGGGTACGCACCATCGTACCGTGCTGGGTTATAAATTCTTCGGCTTCCTTCCAGCGGGCATACGCTTGGCAGTATCCGGCAAACGCCGCCATATCCATTTCCGTCAGCAGACCCAGCTGCTCCAGAACCTTGCCCATACGCTTCCATTCCTTTTTGGCTTCATCTTCCAGCCAAGCCGGACAGCGGGGAGCCTTTTTCGCAGGCTTCGGTTCATTGGTGTTCAGCGGTCTGCCACCAGGATTTCCTTCCAGTTCCTTCAGAGCCGTAGGTTTTGGTTTTCTTCCTCGCTGTGCCATCCAGCCCACCTCCTTTCGCAAAAATGGCATCAAAAAAGACCCCTTTCGGAGCCTTGGTAAAGAGAAAACAGCCCCGGAATCGGAGCTGCCCTCGTATTGTTATTCCTGTTCGCCCGTCAAAATGAAGCGGGCATATTTGTCTTTGTGTTCTTCGATGAACACCACCAAATCGTAGAAATGCATCTCATCGGCAATGACCTGCACCGCATTGGTGTCGAACATATTGGTGCGACCCGTGGCTCTAACAGCCAGAATCTGGTCACGCACCTTATCGCTCATGGTGGGAACTTTCTCAAAGCTGTCCACGCCAAGGATGAGGCT